ACGGCAGTCGAGCTGATAAAGGAGATGAATAGCAATGGCTGAAGAAGTATCAGCATTTGACCGGACAGAGCTCCGTCAAGTCTATAAAGCCTTTACCTTGCTAGGTGACGAAGCTAAAGCCGAGGCTCGTCAAACCTCTAACAATCTTGCTACTTATTTACAAAGACAAATCGCTACTACCGCTGCAACTCGCGGCAAGGGCCAACAAGCTATAAACAGAATCGTTAGCGGATCTAAAGTAAGTAAGACCAGCACTACAGGCGAAATCCGTTACGGCTTTGCTAGTCAAAGATTTAGCGGTGGTGGAACTACACAACAGCTTTGGGCTGGTTATGAATTCGGCTCTAATAAATTTAAGCAATTCCCGTCTTACTCTGGTCGAATGGGCAGAGGTTCTCGCGGTTGGTTTATCTATCCAACGCTACGCAAAGAGCAAAGAAATATCGTATCCCAATGGACTGCTGCCTTTAATAAGATATTAGATAAGTGGGGCATAAATGGCATCTGATTCCAGAGCATTAACGCTTAAGCTCTTAGCCGATACAGCCGACTTTCAAAAGAAATTATCTGCTGGCTCTAAAGATATTGATGACATTGGCGAAAGAGCTAAAGAATTTGGTAAGAAGGCAGCTGTTGCATTTGCCGCTGCTGGCGCAGCTATTGGCGCATTTGCAGTTAGCGCGGTTAAAGCTGCTGCCGAAGATGAGACGGCGCAAAAACGATTAGCCGACACTATAACTGCAACGACTGGCGCAACCGCTAAACAGATTGAAGGCGTAGAGAAATACATAAAGCAGACTTCTATTGCTATTGGCGTTGCTGACGATGGCTTGCGTCCAGCATTTACCCGTTTAGTTAGATCAACCCAAGATGTTGAAGAAGCTCAGAAACTATTAAATTTAGCACTAGATTTAAGTGCAGCAACAGGCAAACCATTAGAGACAGTTACTAACGCCCTTGGCAAAGCTTATGATGGCAATACCTCAGCACTTGGCAAATTAGGGTTAGGCATAGATGCAGCCGACCTTAAATCTCAAGATTTTGATACAACCTTTAATCAATTAACTGCGACCTTTGGTCAATTTGCCGAGAATGAAGCAGAGACAACAACTAAGCAAATGGAGCGCGTCAAGATTGCTCTTGATGAAGCCAAGGAATCTATTGGCGCAGCTTTGCTGCCGGTTGTTCAAGAATTAACTGATTGGATATTGGAAAACTTTATTCCAGCACTTGAAGCATTTATCGCTGGGCTTACTGGTCAAGATAGCTTGGATGAAGCTCTTACAGATAGTCAGAAAACCGCTATTGAATGGGGCAAAAAAGTAAGAGGCTTTATTAATACAGTTATCGATCTTAAGGATGAGCTTATGGTCGTTGCTGGGGTTATAGCAACAGTATTCGTAGTATCTAAATTAGTAGCTGGAGTTCAAGCAACTATAGCTCTTATTACTGGTCTAGTTACCGCTTATAACCTTTTGCGAAATAGCGCAGTAGCCGCTGCTATTGCTTCTCGATTTGCTCTCAACCCTCTTGCTGGCCTAGCAACTGGCGCAGCAGTAGTTGGCGCTATTATTGCAGCAGTTAAATTATTTGATAACATTACTAAAGAATCAGGCGGCACAGGCGGCAACACAGTTTCATCATCTAGCCTTCCTGAAGGCTTTACTGCTGGGACGCCAGTTATTGGCGGTGGCGTTACTACTGGAGGCGTTACTGGTGGAGGTGTTACTACTGGTGGGGGAACTGTAATTGGATCATTGCCTGTATTTCCTTCTGGGCTAAATCCAACTGGCAAAGGCATATCTTCAGGCTTTGATGTAGCAGCTGCTAGACGAGGCGAAGAACGCGGCAATGTGATTATCAATGTCAATGCGCCGAGCGCAATAGATGAAGAAGGATTTACTCGGGCCGTAGTCTTAGCTCTTAACAATAGCAATGCTCGCAACGGGGGTGGAGGCGCTATTCTTGGCGGCCTAGTAGCACAATGACCTTATGGAATCCAGTCTATCGAGTTAAGGTTAATGGCGTAACAGCCACTAGCACAACACTAAGCGGATTAACTATTACTTCGGGTCGCACCGATATCTATTCTCAACCTATTGCTGGGTATTGCAATCTAACGCTTATTGAGACAGCTGAGGCATCAGTTCCCTATGAGATTAACGATGCAGTAACTATTGAAGTTCAAGATTCAAGTGCGAATTATGTAAATCTATTTGGTGGGTTTATTACAGATTTGGGAATAACAGTTCAGACTTCAGGATCAACAGCAACTAGCCAAAGAATTCAGATAACAGCTGTAGGAGCTTTAGCTCGATTAGCTAGGGCGGTTTATGTAGGCAACTTTGCCCATCAATTTGATGGTGACCGAATTGAAGAATTACTTAGCACAGTGCTATTTGACCAATGGAACGAAGTGCCAGCTGCTGAGATTTGGAATGGTTATGATGCAACGACTCAATGGCAGGATGCAGAAAATAGCGGATTGGGCGAAATAGATACCCCCGGAGATTATGAGCTCCACTCTGAGACTGGCCTAAATGACACAGTTTATAATCTAGCTTCTAGGTATGCCACCAGCGGATTAGGTTATTTATATGAAGATGCCCAAGGCCGAATTGGTTACGCTGATTCGACACACCGCGCCCAATACCTAGCAACTAACGGCTATGTTGATCTTGACGGCAATCACGCCATCGGCCCAGCTCTCTCAATAGTTAAACGCGCTGGGGATATACGAAACTCTATAACTATTGGTTATGGAACTGGCAGCGCACAAGTAAGCGATGAAGATGCTGATTCAATAAGTGCTTATGGTCAGTTGGCCAACACAATATCTACCACTCTTAGGCATCAACACGACGCTGAAGCCCAAGCAGCCTTCTATTTAGTTTTGCGAGCCAATCCCGAATTTTCTTTGCAACAGATAACTTTTCCATTGGCCAGCTCTGAAATAGACAATTCTGACCGCGATAACCTATTAAATGTCTTTATGGGTATGGCCTTAAATATTAGCAACCTGCCAAGCAATATGGTCAATGGTGAATTTCTTGGCTTTGTAGAGGGTTGGACTTGGCAAGCAGGCTTAAATCGTTTGGATTTAACTATGAACCTATCAGCACTTCAATTCTCGCTTCAGGCTTTTAGATGGAATTCAGTCCCAGACACAGAATCTTGGAATACCCTAAGTCCTACTTTGGACTGGGCTAACGCTACAATAGTGGGCTAAAGGAGAACTATGGCAACGACAACGATTTTTGGTATCGACCTTCCTGATGATACAGATTTGGTCAAAGATGGGGCTGCTGCTATACGCACAGTGGGAAATGGTTTTGATGCGGCAGTCGGTCAATTAACCCTAAATGCTCAAACAGCTACCTACACAGTAGTTTTGACAGATAACCGCAACAAACTAGTCACTATGTCGGTTGCTAGTGCTAATGACTTTCAAATCCCAACCAATGCGAATGTTGCTTTCCCTGTTGGATCAGTAATCAATGTTATTCAAATTGGAGCAGGTCAGACAACTATTAAGGCAGTAACTTCAGGAACTACGACACTTTCATCAACTGGGGGAACTTCCGCTCAACCAAAATTACGCAAGCAATTCTCAGCAGCTTCTTGTATTAAAGTTGCAACTGATACTTGGTATATAGTCGGAGATATTGTCTAATGCCAATCCTCGGGATAATTGCAAGCCCATTAAAAGAACCTGTTGTCCCAGTTACCGCTAATCTTAAATTTTACTATGATGCTAGTGACGCAACTACGCTTACAATGAATGGAACTAGAGTTTCTGCAATTGCCAACAAATCACCTGCTTCACCTTCTCAGACTCTTTCGCAGGCCACTGCTGGAAATCAACCACTTTTAGTTGATAATGTTTATTCTGGTAGATCAATATTAAGGCTAACAGCAGCTCGCGGCGATAATCTGTCTATTGCAAGCAACACCCTAACTGGCAATGCCCACACCACCTTTGTAGTTGCAAAGGTAACAACTACAACTAATGGATATAAATTTTTCTTTGGTAATGATGTTTTTTATAGTCTCCCTCTTTTTTACCAATTGAGCTCTAAGACTTATTATGAAACTAGCACAGGTAGCTCGGCAGTCACTTCAACAGTTACCAGCTACAATGAATTGCATATTCAAATGGTTAGGCATCAGAATACAACTATTAGAATGAGAACAATTTTTACCGGTCAAGATGAAACTAAAAATGCTACAGGTGGGGGCAACTTGAATGTTACTTCTGCTAACACTGGTATCGCAAGGGCAGGCGCTGCCGCTGATTTTGATTTTTGTGAAGCCTTGGCTTATGAAAGCTCTTTATCTGATGGCGATGTTGATTTGGTAATTGCATATCTAAAAGATAAATGGGGGATATCTTGATGTTTGCTATATTTGATGATTTAGAAAGTTTTAACCTTTGGCATACTGGCATAAAGTTAAAGCTTAATTATCCTATTTATGGTATCGATGGCAGAACTGGTCAGCCTAATTTAGATTACCCAATTGAAAATTACACTGCTCCACAATTTGCATCCGATGATGAGCGAGTTGTAGCTTGGGTTGGCGATGAAGTGGATAATCTAAATTTGATAGATATTACTTTACCTGCTTATAGGGAGTTTAATAAGCCTACCGCTAAGCCAGAAGGCAATTATGTCTGGGATGAAATAAAGGCAAATTGGATAAATGGCTAGATTATGTGCAGCGGGTGTTCAATTACGGGAGCAAATCGATGACGATTATCCTGATAGGGATCGTAAGTCTGATGGCTGGATTGCTGATGCTCGGCACATTGCGAAAGGCAATTCTGACCATATACCAGTCGATGGAAT